GCATCTGTGTGTGCGTGATACTCACGCACACACAGATGCATCCCTTGGCAACCTGTTCGCAGGTACCATCGGAACATACGAGGGTGCTTTCTTCGTAGAGAACTCTCGCATGTTCTCTGCTAAGGATGGTGCAGACCAATCTGCTCTTGCTACAACCGCAGTAACCGTTGCAGGTACTTCAGCAGGCTTCACCTTCGGTGTTGCTTCTTCTTCAGTAGTTGCAACTCGTTCAGAGGTTGGCGACAAGATTGCTGGAACTGGTATTGCTTCAGGTGCAAAAATTACTGCACTATCAACATCAGGTTCAACAACAACAATTACTGTTGACACAGCAAATACTGCTGCTGTTACTGCAACCACTGTTGTAACTGTAACTCCTGTAACTCGTGTATTCCGTACACTGCTTTGCGGTAAGCAAGCATTGGCAGAAGCCGTGTCACAAGAGCCAGGCGTAGTTATCGGACCTGTTACTGATAAGTTAATGCGTTTCCGCCCAATCGGTTGGTACGGAGTCCTTGGATGGAACCGTTACCGCGAGGAAGCGTTGTATCGCATTGAAACTGGTTCATCAATCGCTGCTCTGTAATTGATTGACTGTAGGGCAGGAGCAATCCTGCCTTATGGTGAGTCCATTAGGAGGACCATGGCAAACTATTACTTCACACCACCAACAGTGGATGAAACACCAGCAGGTGGACCACCATTGTTTGACCGTTACAAACTTGCTCGTGGTATATCTGTACTGCGTACCAATGGTGTATACTCATCCTTTAGATACCCAAGCCAAACTCAAGTATTGGCTGCGGAGGAATTTTATTTGGGTGGCACTAAAAACTTTATTGACCAAGAAACAAGGGATGCTTTAGTAGCACAAGGCTACGGAGCATACATAGTGCCTGCATGAAACATTGGGAATATCATCCAGAACCTAAAGAAGGTTGCTTCGGTTGTAAAGCACTATCTTTAAATATGAACGCTGGTGAGGCTAACTCTAACCTTAATATATCTGCAAAAAAATGGGATAAAGAGTTACAGGCATATAGAAATGCTAGAGCACAAGGCATACAGCCAGATGGAACTAGCATGAAACAAATTGAGAAAGCCGTAAAAATCTCAAATCAAACAGGTAAGGCATACGGCGCATAATTTAGAAGGGGACCATGACAGCAATAGTTGGCGTACAAGGAAAAGGCTGGGCTGTCTTAGCAGCAGACTCAATGACTACATATACGGATAAACCTTATGTAGCCAAAGGGTGTGAAAAAATAGTTAAGGTTAATGAGTATCTAGTTGCAGTAGCAGGTGATGCTATAGCAGGAGATATTCTTAATAACCTATGGCAGCCACCAAAGGTAATTAAAACTCAAGACTCAGATAGATTTATGATGATTAGAGTTTTACCTTCTATAAGACAGACATTAACTGAAGCAGGTTATGACCCAGCACCTAAGAATAAAAATGATGATGATGCTGGCTGGGATGCTTTAATTTGTTTTAATGGAAAAATATATCAAGTTAGTGATGACTATGGATATATGCGAGATGACAAAGGTTTATACGGAATAGGTGCTGGTGGTGGTATTGCATTAGGTGCATTATCGGCATTAGATGCAGAGAGAAGAACGCATACTAAAGCAGCAAGCGCTGCTAAGAAAGCAATCAATATCGCTATTCAGTATAACATCTGGTGTGGCGGACCAGTAAATATCAAAACCCAATTTACTAGATAAGAGGTTAGAAATGTGTATTGAGTGTAATTGCTTCGGCACTGTTACTCCTTATGGAGTGGGTGGAAGAACACCTACAGAACTACCAAAAGAACCAAATGTTGCTATCTATAATAAACCAATTTTTCGCATAGGCGAAACTCCACATGGCATGAAGCCAATGATGGATGACTACAAAGATGAGGATGGTATGTAAATGCCAGCACACTACGGAAAAGAAATGAAATCCAAAGGCAAGAAGATGGTTAAAAAAGCAGCATCTAAAGCAAAAAAGAAAATGCCTGCAAAAATGATGATGGGCAAAAAGAAGTAAATGAAGAAAGCAGTTGCAACAAAAAAAGTTAAAAAAGTTATGGGTGAATACAAGCGTGGAACTTTGCGCTCAGGTTCTAAAAAAGGACCAAAGGTAACATCCAGAAAGCAAGCCGTGGCTATCGCTATGAGCGAAGCAAAGATGGCTAAAAAGAAAAAGTAACAATGTCATCAGGACAATTAAAACGCCATGATGGTTTTAATCCAGTTCAAATAAAAAATGGCATGATAGTAAGACTGCGTAAAGATGGAACAATAAAAGCAGTCTTGGGAAAGCATGGGGAATATGGCAAGCAAGAAAGACTCAAGGCTCGCTAGAGCAGGAGTATCTGGTTTTAATAAACCTAAGAGAACTCCTAGTCATCCAACAAAATCACATGTAGTAGTAGCCAAAGAGGGTAGTCAAGTTAAGACTATCCGCTTTGGTCAACAGGGTGTAACTGGTGATAGACAACCAAGTGCACGACAAAAATCGTTTAAGGCTCGTCACGCCAAGAATATTGCTAAGGGCAAAATGTCCGCAGCGTATTGGGCAGATAAGGTGAAATGGTGAAAGGTAAAGCATTTTGGGACAAGAAGAATCCAAAAAAGACATCTACAAAACTGACTTCTGCACAGAAGGCTGCTGCCAAGGCTCGTGCAAAGGCTGCGGGTCGGAAGTACCCCAACCTTGTGGACAACGCTGCTGTAGCACGCAAGAGTAAGAAGGGCAAGTAATGGCAACAGGAGTTGCAGGAAGCACTCTAACAAGCGAAATGAATCGTGTAGCCAACAATGGTACATATCCTGCTATGACGGCTTACAAAGCCCTTGTAGGGGCTGCTAATGCCTGGGCTGGTACATCTGGCTTAGGTCTTATAGGTGCCCTTAATATCAAGGCAGATAGCGGTAGACAGCCTAATAACTATAAAGGTTTAAACGCTGTATGCAATGAGATTGCTGGTACCTCTGGTCTATCAGCCGTGGATGCTTTAAGGAGTATAGACCTATGAGTGATTTCGCTGGATTAATAAATCGTGTAGAAGCAGTACTCCATGGTTATACCGAAAATACCGAACCAACTACTTGGCTTACTACAACTGCTACTAGTGCTACAACAAGCATGACTGTTTACGATGCTTCAGTAATAGGTCGTGGATATATTCAAATTGATGATGAAATTGTATTTGTTAATAATACAGACAATGTGGCTAACACTTTAACTCTCCCACCTTGGGGTAGAGCACAGCGTGGTACTACTGCAGCAGCACATAGTGCTAATGCAAAGGTTACAGTAAGTCCATTATTCCCACGCCAAGAAATTAAAAATGCTATTAACGATACCATCAATGCAATGTACCCAATGGTGTTTGCTGTTAGTTCTTATGACTTTGATTATGTAGCAGCAAGATATTCTTATTCAATTCCAGCAGCAGTAGAAAATGTTTTAAGTGTAACTTACTCAACCATAGGTCCATCTAGGGAGTGGTTTCCTGCTCGTGGCTGGCAGTTAGATAGAACCGCAGATACTGATTCCTTTAGCAATGGTAAGAGTATTTCAATTTATTCTGAGATTGTTCCTGGACAAACAGTCCATGTTGTTTACAGTAAACGCCCAACATTATTAACTAATGATAATGATAATTATGAAACAGTTACAGGCTTTCCTTCATACTCAGAGGATGTAGTTATTTATGGTGCAGCCTTCCGTATGATTTCTTTCTTGGACCCATCACGCCTTGGTCCTCAATCTGCAGCAGCAGATATTTTAGATGGCGTAAGACCACAAGGTTCTGGTCAAAATACAGCCAGATTTTTATACAACATTTATCAACAAAGACTTAATGAAGTTGCGGATAACCAACGCCGTCAACATCCAATTCGCTCACACTATCAGAGATAAGGTAAACAATGGCAGCAGGCGACCCAGGTACCCCCAAGCGGAATTTCTCCTCAACCGCAGTAGAAACTTCGCTTCAATCATCTATAGCAGCACAGTCACAAGGTGCATCAAACACATCTTTCATTGTCGCATCAGTTAGCGGTTTTCCATCAGTTCCGTTTACATTAATTGTTGACCCAGATACTTCTAAAGAAGAAGTTGTAACGGTTTCTGCTGCAAGTAGCACAACACTTACTGTAACTCGTGGTGAAGATAGCACTCAGGCTGTAGCCCACTCTGCTGGTGCTGTTGTAAGACACGGTGTATCTGGTAGAGATTTCCGTGAAGAGCAAACACATATTGCTGCTCGTGGCTATGATGCAGACCAAGCAATCCTTGACCTTGCTAATCAAACACATGTTCATGGCTTGGCTACTGGTGATGGTAGCGTAGTAGGTACAACCAAAACACAGACTCTTACTAACAAGACTTTAACATCTCCAACAATTTCTAACCCTACACTTACAGGCACACCCTCTGCTGGTGCAAGCATTGTTTTTGAAGGCGCTACTGCTGATGCACATGAAACTACATTAGAGGTTGCTGAACCAACACAAGATAATACAATTACCTTACCTAATACAACAGGTACAGTAGTTATTGCTGATGCTGTTCAAACATTAACTAATAAAACTATTGATATGACTGGTAAAACTATTACTGGCGTATCTAGTGCAGGTATGGTTTCATCCTCTGCTACTCCAAAAGATTATGTAGATGCAATTCTAGGTTCTGCTACAGCAGCAGCCACAAGCGCAGCCTCTGCTGCAGCCAGTGCTACCGCAGCAGCAACCAGTGCATCAAGTGCTGCAACTAGTGCAGGAAGTTCAGAAGCCTCTGCTATTGCATCAGCAACAAGTGCAAGCGCTGCTGCAACTTCTGCTTCCTCTGCAGCCACCAGTGCTACTGCTGCTGCTACAAGTGCTACAAGCGCTGCTAACAGTGCAACTGCTGCAGCAACTAGTGCTACCAGTGCTAATGCTTCAGCCACTGCTGCTGCTACAAGTGAAACAAATGCAGCCACTAGTGCATCTAGTGCATTAACAAGTGCAACTAGCGCAGCCACAAGTGCAAGTAGTGCTGCTACCTCAGCATCATCTGCATTAACATCTGCTAACTCAGCAGCCACATCTGCAACAAGTGCTGCTGCTTCTTATGACCAATTTGATGATAGATACCTAGGTAGTAAAACTTCTGACCCAACCCTTGATAATGATGGTGGGGCTTTAATTACTGGTGCTCTTTACTTTAACTCAGTAGTTAATGCAATGAAGGTATACAACGGTTCTTCTTGGGATTTAGTAGCACCTGATACATCTAACTTTATTGACAAAACAATCCTTACTGCTAAGGGTACATTAATATCTGCAAGCACAGCATCTACCCCTGTGGCTCTTACAGTTGCAGCAACTGATGGTTATGTATTATCTGTATCATCTGCAACAACTTCAGGACTTGCTTGGATAGCACCTAACCCAGGTGACATTACTGGCGTAACTGCTGGTACTGGCTTATCAGGTGGTGGTACATCTGGAACAGTAACTTTAAACCTTGCTGATACTGCAGTAACCCCTGCTTCATATACTTACACAAGTTTAACCGTAGATGCTCAAGGTCGTATAACTGCAGCCTCTAGCGGAACAACCCCAGTAACTTCGGTTACTTCAGGAGCAACAACAAGAATTACTGTTGGCGGTACATCAACTGCTCCAACTGTAGATTTATCAACAAGCGGTGTAACTGCTGCGACATATACTCTTTCTACTATAACCGTTGACGATTATGGTAGAATCACCTCTGCATCCACAGGAGTCGCAGCAGGTGAAACGTTTAATCCACTACTACTGATGGGAGCCTAACTTGGCTGCAACATATAAAGTCCTGGGTCAGGTAAACCCAGCAGCAACAACAGCAACAACGGCATATACCGTGCCTTCGGCTACGGAAACTGTAATATCTACTATTACGGCTGCCAACCTAGGTGCTGCCCCTGCTACATATAGAATAGCGGTCAGACCGAATGGAGCAACTTTAGAAAACAAACATTATATTGTATATGACTCAAGCGTGGCTCCACAGAGTACAGATACTTTAACTATAGGAATAACACTTGATGCTACTGATGTTGTAACTGTTTTGGCAAGTACAGCAACAATGGCATTTAATCTATTCGGAAGCGAGATTGCATAATGGCAACAGGAAACATTAGAGGCGGTAAAAGAAACTACGCAAGACCTACTCCTCCAAGTACATCAACTGCTACTACATCATCAGGTGAACAAAATGTAAGTATTACTTATACACCTAGTACATTAGG